TACTCGCCTATGAGCACACCCTAATAATGTTCGTCTTTTGCTCCATGCGTCCTTACTTTCATCTTTTAAATATCCGTGTTTTACTATCGTAAATCCTTCAATGAAATCATTCCTATTTCACCATCTGCTTGCGCTACTAATAATTTCGGCATAATGTACGTATGAGCATTTAAAAGTGCAGCAAATCCGTCAATTTTTCGGTATTTACTTTGTTTTGTTGGCATTTTATTCTTATTTCGATCTTCTACCAGCTGCACGTTATTCACATACCAACGGAACAACCTATTATTATTTGATACTACCTTTCCATCAACAAATAAACCCTTTATATCCTTTAGGGCCGGGCTTAACGTAATGTACCCTTGTATAACTTTTTCTGTTTTAAATCCGTATGCTTCAAGATCCGCTACTAAACGGAACGCATTAGCACGGTCAAATGTAATCAATTCTATCTCGTACATTTTGGATTTTTGAACAAACCAATTGTAAATAAGCTGATAATCTACATATGGTGTATCACAAATGGTCAATAACCCATCTTCTATAAACTTGTCATAGGGTATCTTTTCTTTATTAATCAACATTTTCTTTCGTGGTACCCATGAATGAGACATAACAAAAATTTCACTGGTTCCTGGTATAACAAATTCAAGACAGGCACTTGTGAAATCCTCTGTTTCCGATAAGTCAAACCCACCTATACACGGTTGACCTTTCAAAATATCTATATCAATTTCTTTATTGTTGTTTCGTATTGTTTGGTAATCTAAGAAAGATTGTTGGCTATTGTCAGAAAAGAAATTAAATTGCTTCGTTATATAATCACTACGTTCTTCCGGTGTTCGTCTATCCTTTTTCCAGTCATCAATCATATTAGGAAGGTGTAGAGAAACGCCTATAGATGGATTTGCTTTTATCCATTCTTCCGGCTGATCAAATTCACTTTCATCTTCAAGTTCTGCCATGTAATAAAATGTTCGTTCGTCCTCTTGTGCTCCTTCAAGCACTTGTGCCGCTTGTTCGTAATATTCAACTAATGGCCCTTCTAATTGGTACCCTGCCGTTGTAATGTAAACTATTAACGGTTGTCTACGTGAACCCCTTGATTTTTTGATAACGTTGATCAATTTATAGTCTGTAAACTCATGAATTTCGTCAAAAATACCCAAATGCGTATTCAAACCATCTAATCGTTTGCTATCACTGGCCCGTGGTTCTATACGGCTCTTTGTTTTGTCGTAGAAAATACCTTTTTGGTTTTCTCTCATTTGCTTTCTCAACTTCGGTGATGCCTGCACCATTGCACGGGCTTCATCGTATAATTCCCCGGCTTGCTGTTTAGAGTTAGCAAGAACATAAACCCTTGCACCAGGTTCATTGTCTTTTGACGTTGAATAGAGTGAAAGTCCACTAATTTTAGTTGTTTTCAATTTGTTATTAACCATAGGTTTTTTATCCTACGCTCTGGAGGTCACCCTCATTTTCATCAACCGGTCAATTCCGGCTCAGTTTAGCATACATTTTCAACCATTTAAGGTTGCCGGAGACTCTTGGGAACATTATATTTATTCAGTTCCTATGCGTTACGGTGCTTGTTAACCTTTCGTAATTTAACAAGTTACCTCGGTGTTTTCTAATTATTTGTAATTTATTTTTAATCCAATAATATGTTTGTGTTTGTTTTTCCATCTGTTACTTGGGGTCATAACAAATGGTTCACCGCTTTTAACTAACTTATAAAAGAGAACTGTTGATATACCGTGATATTCTATACAATCACCTATGCAATCAAACTCTTTTTCACATTCATTTAACGTAGTTATTATTTTTCTAGCATTAGGGTGTTTTCCTCTTTTGAAAATTTCACTAATTTTCTTTTTATGTTCTTCTGTATGTGTTTTACCACTCATACCTTTAGGATGTTCATGCGTTACACCCCAAACCACTTTCCCATTTGTCATGCAATTATTTTCTTTTACAGAAGCCCATTCTTTATGGTTTAACTTTTGAAATTCGGTTTGTTGCTTACCCTTCATACCTTTAGGGTGTTCAGAATAAACAAGACCGCCATTTCCACCTTTAGAAACGTTATAACCTTTACTTTTGTTGGTTGCATCGTACTTTTTAATGTATTGTTTTTCTTTTTCAATCGCTTCATCAAAAGAAAGATCTTTTTCTAAAATGGTTTGTTCAAAAGAATGCCAACCGTATTTTTTAATTGCATTCCAAAACCTTCTGCCGTTTTGATTTTCGCTTTTCGGTGGTCTATATTCAATCCCATTTAACCGCCATCTTCTTTTTGGATTATTAGTAATCCCTATATAAACCTTTTTGTTAACAATGTTTCTATGCATATAAATTATATAATCGTTCATTTTACACCCCAATAACAAAACATTTGTTGAATAAATCACATTAGATTTTCACCGATTTTCCCCAGTTTTAAAACGGCAAAATCAACTACCGTTTTTACGTGCCACAAACGTTAACGATTCTCGAAAACGTCTTATACCTGTATCACGATGTACCCAACCGTACATGCTGCCTATTGTAAAGTGTTGCCACGCTTGCATGATTAATTGGTTGAAATCACCCTTTGACGGTTTGCAAAACTTTTCAATAAACCGGATGGGCCTATGTCCTAGTTCTTCATCAAACACATACGGAAAAGCATCTGTACCTTGACGTTTTAAGTCATTCAAATGTCTTTGTCCAGCTTGACGAACCTTTTTACTGGCTTTAATTTCTTTATTTACAACTTTTTCAGCGTACCAGGTGGTCAATAAAGTAGGGGATGGTTTCACCAGGATATGACCTAGTTTAATTTGATCTTCTTTCCATTGTTTGTACCATGCATCTAACTCAATTGGATTCATAGTCATTAGGTTAGAATTTTTCAAATTCATCATCTTCTTCATCAGTTTGTTTTTTATCTTTAGGTAGCAAGTTCATTATTTCTTTATACGTTGCGGTGTATCGGTTAATCATGGTGTTATAACTCTTTTGAGACGGATTTTCTACGTGCATTTCTTGTTTTCCGTTCTTAAATAGAACAACTGGACCTTTCGCTTTAATATCTGCTTCTAAAATTTCTAAAGTAACAGTCATAAAAGCAGCACGTTCAATTAATTCTTTTGCTGCATTTAAACGGGTTTCATCAATACCTTCGTTTTCTAAAAGTTCTGTTAGTCTGTTTACTTCTTCCAAAATTTTACTATCCTGTGCTGCTGTTGATGGTTTTCTAGGCATTTTTGCACCCCCCTTATGTGGAAAAATTACTTGCGAAACTTTTGATGGTACCCCCTCGGTCTAAATTCGGCTCCTGTTCAACTTCTAGGGTAGGGGAGGTACCTTTTTAATGGTTTTATATTCAGAAACTAAAAAACGTCTCAGAATCAATTCTAAGACGTTTCATAGCTATATAGATTTATGTGAACCGCTACCCTATTTTAATTGCAAGTGTATACATTTCTGCTTAATTGTTTGGAAATCATTCTCAAAAGTTAGCGGATTGTTTGAAAAATATTTTTATTTTTATTTACTTTTAAAAAAATAATTAATTTAAAAATACTTTTTATGCTTTATAAACTTTTAAACTTCTTTTCTTCTTTGGTTTATCTTTCTTGAATCTGTTCGGATGTTTCTCTTCGTGGCAGTCATGGCATACCGTCTCTAGGTTATCCTCTACTAGTCCTAGTGTTGGATCATCCATTAGTTCTATCTTATGATGGACAATGTTACCCATTGTATACTTACCTTTAGCCCAACACGCTTGGCATGTATGGTTATCCCTTCTAAGTATCTCTGGTCTTAACTCACGCCATGCTCTACTATTGTAGAACGCTTTAGCTTCTTTGTTGCGGTTGTACTTATCATAATAGCTTTGTTGTGCTTTCTTACTTTCCTTATCACTCATGCACCGCTCACCTTCTTATATCTCAATGGTTATGCTTGTATCATTAGCATTGCACTTATCACAATAAATGAACACATCACCGTGCATAGTTGACTGTACCTTTACTGTACCTTTGTTCATATCATCTACACTCTTAATAGTTACCTGCTCATTACATTTGTTGCATATTAATGTGTACCCCTTAATCATGACCGCTTATCCTCACTATCCTGTTTAGGAATCCATAACCATACATTGTCCATTATCTTACGTTCTGTATCTCTGCTAACTCTTAGGCTGTACACCTGCATGGTTAGTATTGATACCCATATGATTAATACTGATATGATTATCCATTCAATCATTAGCGTTCACCCTTTGATTGTTTAGCTGCTGCATTCCACTGTTTAGTAAACGCATATGCCGCTTGCCTAACTCTTTGTACCGCTTCATCCATTGTTATATTGTTATCATGTGCTATCTTAGCTATATGGTTCATTGTCATTAGTTTAGTCATGTTATCCCTATAGATACTATTCATAACCGCTTCTCCAATTCATATTCCGCATACCATGTACCAGGCTTTTCTTTAATGTCATATTGATAGTTATTATTAGCTGCACCCATGTTTCCATATTGCCACCACTTATCAACAGTTACTATCTCACCCGTTTCTTTTATTACCACAACTTCATCATCTTGGAATTGATTCATAACCGCTACACCTCTTTGTTATTACTGATTGAATAGATTACTTAACTTATCCTTTAGTACATCACTTGGCCCTGCAATAACATCTATTACCTTATTATCCATTGTGACCGCTACTGTTAATGTATGTTGGTATTCGCTTAGTATCTTATATCCTATGGTTACTTTAATGTTATTCATGCATGATCACCAATCCTTAATGATCTGTTTATAATTCCTGCATACATCTTCTTGCGTTCTTCTTGCAGGTATTCAGTTAGATAATCTCTTTCCGTTCTGCTTGGACTATCTTTCTTTATATGTGGTGGTAATGCTTTGAATTGCATATCTAGATTAACTATTCTTTGCACCGCTCGTTTCCATGATTCATAAACAGCATCATCATCAATAGATAATGTTATCTTTAGTTCATTCATAATCATCACATGCATCTGCTAATTGAGACATAAGAACCGCATAAGGTGTACTTTCAAATACTAAGATGAAGTTATTAATGTTTATCATTTCTTTCACCCCTTATCATCTTTCCATTCACCGCACGTATCACATGAACAGAATGTTTCACCATTCCTTTGTATCTGTTTAATCTCACAATAATGTGGACAATGTTCCGGTATTGGTTTATGCTTCATTGCCGCTTCTATATCTTCTTCAGTCATATGAAATGCATGTACCTCTTTAGCTGCCTTTGTTAATCCTTCTGCTAATCTATTTAGGCTCATTAGAATCACCGCTAATCTTTAGCTTTAGTATGGTCTTTTCGATATTC